GTCCAGTTGTTATCGTTTCGCTTCAGCTGGATCTCATAATGTGCGGCGCCCGCCACTTTGGGCCAGGTCGCGGCCAAAACGAGTGCCGGGATGTTTGAAGTGACGCGTTCGAAATCGGACAGAGTGACTGTGCTGGGCGGACCGAGCAGGAGGCTAGCTGTGATCGGCGGTTCTTCGATCTGAACGTTGAAGTCGACAAAATCGAATTTGTCAGGGACGTGTTGAATCCCTACGATATCGTAACCAGATCCATCCGTGTTCTCCTTGACGCTCAGGATCCGGAAGGTCTGAGCTTGCAGGTCCGAACTCTCCACCAGCCATACGGACTGAGCCAGAGGGACCTGGCTGAAGTTCGGTGTCACGTTGATCTGATTCCCCACCACGGAAAGTACTTCTCGCTCTTGCGGTAGGGCGGTGGGAAGGATGACGGTGATAGTATCGCCGGCTACGACGGTAGGGGTCTGATCGACGGTGACGCTTGAGATCGTCGCCGAGCGGACCCGACCGCCGGTTCTTCGACCCGCCCGGAGGGGGTCAGAGATCTTGACGATCTTACCTGGCATGATGACGGTGCCGTCAAGGCCTACACTGAACGCCACTCCGTCCGTTTCGAATCGTTCCGTGGCCAGGGCATACTTACCCAATCTGTGAGCCTGGCCTCTCGAGCTACAGCCTACAGCCGTGATCTCAAGCTGCTGGACTCCGTACCGCGCTATGCCGTCCTTGTCCTCCACGTACTCGACCTTGGCTCGACCCATGTCGTTAAGGTCGTTCCAGGACACCAGTGCAACCGTGTGTCGAACCTTCTTCGAGCTTCCGGTGTAGGTGAATCGGCCATCAACCACGTTCGTCTGGTTGTACAGGTACACCGGATCGGAGGGCATGTCTGCGACGGGAACCACCGCTCCGGCCGCTGCGTACATGATCCCTCTGAACATGGTGGCCATGTCCTGCAGAACTCGAGCCGCCTGGCCTCGTTTCTGCAAGTACAGGTTGCATTGGAATCGCGGTTCAGTCCCTCCGAATCCGTCATCGACCATCTCGTCACAGTACTGTGCGATCGTGTACAGGGCCCACTTGTCCACGTTCTCTGGCGGGATGCGCTTCCCAAGACCGTAACCGGTGTGGGTCACCATGTCGTAAAAGGCCCATGCCGGATTCGTGGAGTACCGAAGTTGGAAGGTTCCGTCCCACACTCCGGTGTAGACCCGAGTATCAGGATCGTAATTCGATGGGACCTGGATGATTCGGCCCATCATGTCGTAAGCGCGATCAGGCACGTTGTTGAACTGCTTCGCGCCCATGACTAGAGACACCCACGCCGTGTTGGGCATCCGGAACTTTCCGTACACGATCTCCGCGTACGATGCGATGCGAGTGGTGTCCTGGATGTACTGGCTAGTGCTGTTAGCTGTGGTACGGACCACCTTCACGGTCCATCCGGTCGTGGCCTTTGGGAGGTCGATCGTGTGGACCCGCTCGTAGGTGTCAGAGGCCTTACCGTTCACTGTAGCAACCAGAACGTCTTCGAACGCGCTCCCGTCGGTGGACAGTTGGATCTTGTAATCGATCTTGTAACCGTAGACGTCACCGGTCGTGTTGTCCATCCTCTGCAACGATTCGAAATCGATGCGAATCCGGACCGCAGAGATCTGGGTGTTTGTGAGAGCTTGGCTCCAAGGTGCGGCCGACGTCAGCTCGACGCCCACGAGGTTCTCACTCTCGACTCCGTCAAAACCGTACGGCGGGTCCTGGGTCTGGGTGCCGACGCGGCTATCGATCTGGACGTTAGTGAAGTTCAGGCTACCGTCGCTGTTGGCCACAGGGGTGCCGCTGAGGTACACGCACGACAGCGGATTCGCTTGATCGGAGAACCCGACGATCTCGCCTTCGGAGACGAGGTCCAGGATCTTTATCAGCGCTTCACTGTGGAGCGTATCCGGGGACTCGTACGGAGCCCTGGGCTGGCTGCTAGAGCCTCCACCGCCGGCACCTCGTATCGTAAGATTTTGCACGGATTGCATCCTTAAACGACCATATCTGCGAAATCATCGTACCAGCGAGACGCACCACCGCCACCGCCACCTCCGTACCCGAGGCCTGGGGTGGTAGGAACGTAGTCACCGGAGTCGATGTCAATGCCTGCGGAGGCCACCGCGCTTCCGATGATCATCCGACCGTACAGGATTGGCTTAGACCCACCTTGAGCCTGCGTGTTGACCGGACCGTTGAACGAGTAACTGGCGAGATTCTCCGCCTTGTCCTGGGCCGCCAGGCCCTTTGGGACAGGTGCCAGGAGCTGCATCACGCCACCAAGCACCATGCTGGCACCGGTGATGATGAGCTGCGTAGACAGACCAGCCGTGGCGAACTCGCCTACGACGCCTACGACGATGAGGACGACTCCCAGGATTATCTGGAAAATTCCGCCCTTCTTGGCTCCGAGCAATACCGGGGCTATCCGGATCTCCTGCGATCCCACAGGGTTGTGCAGGTCCTCTTTGGCCAGGTTGGACGTGCCGTAGAAGACCGCGTACCCCTCTCCTCGGTCCTTGGAGTTCGCGAGATACTCCTCGAACCCCTTCAGCTGTGAGCAGAGGGCTCTGATCGCTTCGCCAGCGTTGTTGACGGCCATCCTGTGGATCCGACCGAACCTGGACCCAAGCTTACCGTACAAGCGGATGGTCCGGACTTGCCCGGTCTGGACGTTGAGTTCACACCTCATGACTTCCTCCTCACAACCACGCGCGTTGCCCGTTGCCAGTATCCGTCGTACACGTCCAAGGTGGACAGCCGATCCATGACGTGGTGGAGAATGAGGCCGTTCCCCATGTACACACCGGCATGGTTGGGTACCTTCGCTCGGACCTGCATGATGATCACGTCGTTCTGCTGCATCGGACCCTCGATCGGTTCGAAACCTGCGGCCTTCAGGTTATCGAGGTACAGGTTCTGACCCTTCTCCCACCAGAGATCGTCTCTTTCGAAGTGAGGCAGCTCGATGCCCAATTCTCGCTTGTAGTAGTCCTGGATGAGCGTGTAGCAATCCAGGACCCCATGGCTGAACGACCTTCCACGAAGCGGAGCGACGTACCCGGACGGTCGGAAGGACACGATCTCGCCGGTCGAAACGACCAGGGTGTCAGGATCTCGACTGACGTGTACGATGTGCCACTCGAGATCTGAGATTTCGCACATCACTCTATCGGCCTCGGACGGAGTGGCCGCGTACTGAGGATGGGAGTGCACGATGGCCACGATCTCTCCGTCGTCTTCGGCCTTAGCCCGATCTTCAGGGTGGATTACGAAATGATCTCGACGACTCTGTGCGGCGTTCCGAGCAGGTCGGTACACATCGCAGCCATCGATGCGCAGAACGAATCCGCAGCACTCAGTAGGGTAATGATCGATGGCGTGAGCCCGGAGGGCCTCTTCAACGATTGGATTCATGTTCTTGTCAGTCCTGCAGCAACGAAGCCGCCGTAGTTCAGAATGTCATCGGGCCAGTCCCTCAATTTGCAAGAGCTAGGCCTTTTACCACAGTCGTCCAGCAGCGGATCCGAGGTAGGTGTATCGTCGGCCAAGGCCACCGGGATACCCGTGTAACCACATCCCTCGCCCCTGTAAGAGTAGGGACACTGGTTTGCGATGATTTGACCGGATGGCAGGTAGGCATCTCCGAAGTCGAGAGCAGAGACCAGTTCGAACTCTACGAATTCAGCGGTCTCCGAGGACTTTCTTTCGATGTACCATATCTCAGGCGTGAAGAACATCATAGGATCTGCATCAGCGGCTCCGTCCAGGTACCGAGCGAACGTCCTGTGACGGGTCAAAACGGCTCCCACCATGTCATCGTAGATCAAGCACAGCAACGAGATGCTTCCGTCCAGGTTGCCCACACGCAGTTTCGGTGTCGGCTGTTGCTCGGACGTCCGAGCAAACCCTTCCGTCTCGATCGGCCAGTACGAGTACTCCTCCGCTTGCCACATCACCGGACCATCGGATCCTGTGATGTACTGGAATCGCACGACGCCACCGCCGATACCCGTAGCGTCGAGCTCGAATAGCTCGACCTTAGGTGACGGTACGTCGAGCAACTGTACATCGGATTCGATCGTCATTGTATATCCGTTGCGCTCTGAACGTTACCCTAGTTTAGTACTTATGCTACTACGGGCTGGCCCCCTTGTGACTACCCCAGAGCGCATTCAGAGCGCTAGAGATACATACGGGGAGCTACCTTGGAACTTAAATCAAGGAGCGAACGTCTGTTCGAACTCCATCGACAGGATGAATCTGTAACCGCCGTCCAACGGTGACCACTTGTAGCTACGACACTTGAAGTAGGCCTGTGTAGACATCGGCGGAGTCCAGAAGAACGGAGTCGCCTTATGGCCGCGCAGGAAAGCCACCACCGGAGCCAGTTCGGCTTCGGTGCCCTCGATGGACAGAGAGGCGGTCTGCATCTCAGAGTTCAGACCGTCTTCGACCTCTTGGGTGTAACCGTCACCGAACTTGGTGGCTTTTACGCGGAACTCTGAACCTCCTGAGGAGGCGGTCTGCGCGGCCCATGTGAACGTGTCGGTCATGACCTGTTAACTCCAGCTTTCCACAGTGAACCGCCAGGCTGCATCGACCTCTGGATCGTCTCTTCGGCCATGGCCGCCATCTGCTTCGAGAGCTCCTTGTAAGCGGTGGCTCGATCGGTCCGGCCTCCGGTCTCAGAGGTCTTGGACGAAGCTCCAGACTCTGTGACGTTGGTCTCGATAGTGATGTAAACGTCACCACCTTCGCCCGTACCTCCATGCACCTTGACACCCAATTCTCCGTTGGAGCCTTTGGCCAACGGCATGATCGCTTCGGCTCCGGCTTCCGCGAACACTCCACCCTTGGCGTACTGCTGGAAGAACTGAGGAGTGGTGTAGACGCCGTTCGAGTAGGCGCTCAGAGACGGGTTGGCGCTAAACACCGCGCCCTTTGCGAACCCACCAAACGATGCGTAGTTGTTGCCGAATCCGGAACTGGAGGCCCACGAGAAGTTGCTGGTAGCGGAACCGTAACCAGACGCCATACCGCCGGAGCCTCCAAGGAAGCCCATCAGCCAGTTGAAGACCTGGGACAATAGGATCCTGGCCTCCATCTTGGCAAAATCGGCGATGACGCTGGCGGCGAAACTCTTGAAATCCGCCTTTCCGGTTACGACGAACTGGCCGACGATATTCGCGATTCCGTCGAACGCCCTTGACGCGGCGTCGTAGGTGTTCTGTGACAGATTTGCCGCTTGATCGCTGAAATCGGCCAGGGCTTGACTCAGCCCCGTCATCATGCTGGACTGTCGCTCCAGCACGTAATCGAGAGCGCCGCCGACCTCGGTCTTCAAGGCCTGACCCATCTCCCGGTACTTCTTAACCATCTCATCGGAGGCTCCGACACTGAGCTGCTGCACCATGAGATCGATCTTGTGGAACTCGGTCAGGCGCTGGACCTCCTGGGCGCCCTTGCCGATCAAATCGGCCTGGAACATCAGGTCTTCGTTGGAAAGCTTTATCGAAGCCTGGTACTGAGCCATGTCCAGCAAACGCTGATCGTTGTCCTTCTTCATCTGCGATTGCAGGTAGCTGGACTGGTTCTCCTTGGACATGAACTGGTTTTCGCCGCCTTGCTTGAAGGAGTCCTCCGCAGCAGAGGCAGCGCCGTACTTCGAAACGTAGCCTGACGCGCCCAGCTGGGCGATCTGGCGCTGCGCAGTGTACCCGGCCTGCAGCGCGTCGTTCCAGGCGTCTTGCACCTTGATGGCGTCTCTGACCTTCTGATTGGCTTCATCGACCTGACGCGCCCAGCTCATCAGGTTGTCCTTCTGGGCCTGCGACATCTTGATGTATCGTTCGTCGGTCTGGATCAGCGAGGCCATCTGGGCTTCGGCCTGTCCGGTCTTCTGATTTCGCCCGCTGAGGACGTTCTGGTACTCGTTGTCAGCGGTGGCCAGATCCTTCAGGAGACGGGTCTGGTCGCGCAGGTACTGGTTTTCGGAAGTGTTCTTCCCAGCCTTTTTCTTAGTGTCGCTGTTTGGAGCATCTCCTTTCAAGCTATCGATCAAGGTCTGGAGATCGGCGTCCCCGAGCGGATTCACATAGGCGGCCGCC